GGTTCCAACCCTACCACGTGTCCATGGCCAACAGGGACCGTGAGGATGGGTGCAGGTACTACTACTTCGCGAAAGACTTGGACAAGCCATTTCGTGACGATCCAGTCAAAGCCAACCATGTGCTGCTGATGGTCGATGTCGACTACTATCTTGACATCAACCACTGGCTCCAATACGGCAACCCAATTCTGATTTACACGTTCGTCCCGCTCACTGCTGGCGGGGAGCTGCCTGATGGCAACTTCTCGATAAGCAATGACGAGGTAACGTACAACGTGTCCGGTGGGGCAACCTATCGCCATCAGATATGGGATTACCGAGGAGACACTGTCTCCGTCATAGACAAGAACAAAAACTTGCTTGTCTACGACATTGAACAACGTGTGCTGGCCAATGATCCCACTCGCCGCATAGTTTGCTTTTTCCCAAAAGCGACTGTGCAATACCCGTATTACAAGTTCATGGATGTAGCCATGCCGATTCAACGGCGCCGCTACAACTTTGATAGCTTGCCATACGGGGAAGGTGAGGGACCCGCCAAGACAACGGCGGTAACAATGGTTCGTGACGACAAGGCGAAAACGATATCCGTAGCTAACGCTGGCTCTGCCGTAGCAGTGACGATTGGTGAAGGCCTTTACACAGCCATCTCCGTTCGCCACCGCATAGCGAAAAAGCCAACGATTGCGGACGTCGAGAGACACTTGTCTGCAGCGAAAGTGGTTGATGCCCCGATCAGGGCTGCCATACTCTACCAACTCCTCGTCGATGACCGTACGCTAGGGACACCAGCTACGAGCATGCTTAATTGCCCCGCTCGTCAGTTCCAGGCTGTCGGGCCGTTGATAAACGAAGACGGGAAGATTGTTGGAAGAAGCGTGGCACCGAGTTTGGTAACCAATCCGAACGTGTTCCCTAGCAAGTCCTACAACAATGATGTAGCGAGCATTGCTGGAAGAGTGACTAAGATGCGAAATGATGCCAGACCACCTTTGGCATACAACGCCTTTGCTTTTGAATTTCTCGAGCTGATTGTGCCTGAATCGAAGGTCGCCACGGGCGTGCCTTTGTCGGTCAGCAGCGTGATTGAGATTCAAGATCGACCGACTCAGCGTAATCGGTCTGCAGTGGCAGTCGCGTCAGCCTCAGGGGTGCTTCCCAACAAGATCAAAGCATTCCTAAAGGCTGAGTCATATGGGTCCACCAACGACCCAAGGAACATTAGTTCGGTTGAGACCAACCATACACTTCACATGTCAGGTTATACGTATGCGTTCAAAAATGACCTGCTCAAAGATCTGAAGTGGTATGCGCCCGGCAAAACACCTGAGGAACAATGCCGCCGCCTGCAAGAGATCTGCGGCGATGGCACAATCTTGCGTGACTATAGTCGATTTGACGGCACGATTTCAGAGTGGTTGCAGAAGGAGATCGTTCGGAAGATGTACACCCGGTGGTGTGCAGTGAAGTATCGAGGCGAGCTTATGAAACTTTTGGATCATGAGGACAACGCCTCGGCCACCACCTCTTCCGGATTTAAGTACTCCGCAGGCTATTCGCGGAAAAGCGGATCACCTCTCACCACCGATGGAAACACAGCCATCAACGCCTTCAACGCATACTGCGCCCTTCGTCTCGCTGGCCAAAGCCCTAAAAAGGCTTGGAAACACCTTGGCCTCTATTGTGGCGATGATGGGGTGGACAGCAATCTGTGTGGTCTGGATGTTCATTTCACTGATGTTGCTGCGGCTCTTGGTCTCACGATCGAGCTCGCAACGACTGAGCCCGGCGAGCCCCTCGCTTTCTGTGGCAGAGTGTTCTGTGACCCCCGAACCACCTATGATTCGTTCCAAGACCCTATTCGCACAATGAGCAAGCTGCATCTCACCGCAGCCCCTGCTAGTGTTAGCGACACGCAAGCCTTGGCGAACCGCGCTGCTGGCTATGTAGTAACCGACTCCAAAACCCCGATCGTGGGTGTCTGGTGCCGCAAGGTCATGGAATTGACAGGCGCACCGGATCCAACGAAGATGACGGGTGAAGAGAGGTGGAAGTTCGAGAACGCCGCCTG